TAATAAATTACACGCGCAAGATAAAAAATTAGTCGCTGGGTTTACAACAACGAGTAAAAATAGACCATTAATAGTGAGTAATTTAGAGTTATTTTTTAGACAAAAACAAGTTATAATCAAATCAAAGCGGTTATACGAAGAATTGAATGTATTTATTTGGAACGGACCGAAAGCCGAAGCGATGAGAGGTTATAACGACGATTTGGTGATGTCTATTGGTATAGGATTATGGGTTCGTGAAACTGCTTTGAGGCTTAGAAACGATCAAATTGCATATAATAAAGCTATGATTTCTAAAATATCCAAAGTAACAAGTCCTGTAATATTACCTAGAGAAATTAGCTCTATACCGGATTATCAAAAGACACTTGAATTTTCCGTTAATGATAAAAAAGAAAGTTTAACTTGGTTATTGTAAATACTTATATAATAGAATAATATATGGCTGATCAATCATTTCAGGAATTAAGAAATCGTTCATTGTTTGCACGTTTGAAACGTTTGTTTTCAAACGATGTAATTGTTAGAAACATTGGCGGTAAAAAGTTAAAGGTAGTTGATACCGATGAAATTCAATATGCCACGGATCGTAATAGTTTAAGAGATCGTTTTAATAGATTACGTACTACTTCATATAATCAATATACCAGAGATTTCAATCTATCATATCAAAGCAGTCGTGTAGAACTATTTCGTGACTATGATACGATGGACATGGATCCAATTCTAGCATCTGCTTTGGATATCTATGCCGATGAATGTACCACGCGAGATGAAATGGGGGAAATTTTACAAATTAAATCCAGTAATGATGAAATTAAAAACATACTTCATAACTTATTTTATGATATTCTAAATATTGAATTTAATCTATGGAGTTGGACTCGGTGTATGGTTAAATATGGAGATTTTTATCTTCGTTTACATATTAGTCCGGAATACGGTGTATATATGGTTGAACCGTTAAGCACTTATTATGTCACCCGAGTTGAAAATGCACATTTGCAAAACAAAAATTTTGTAAAATTTCAAGTTAATCTTCCATATGGCAATAAAATGGAAGATCTTGAAAATTATCAAATTGCACATTTTAGATTATTAAGTGATAGTAACTTCTTGCCATACGGTAAGAGTATGTTGGAAGGTGCTCGTCGGGTTTGGAAACAATTGAGTTTGATGGAAGATGCAATGTTAATTCATCGTATCATGCGTGCTCCTGAAAAACGTATCTTCAAAGTTGATATCGGCAATATTCCTCCAAATGAAGTTGACAATCATATGGAACGAATTATGACTCAGATGAAAAAGGTTCCATATGTAGATCAACAAACAGGCGATTACAATTTACGTTTCAATTTACAAAACATGGTTGAAGATTTCTTCTTGCCAGTTCGTGGTAGTGATAGTGGTACAAGCATTGATAATTTGCCCGGATTGGAGTGGACAGGTACAGACGATATTGAATATCTTCGCAATAAGATGATGGCCGCACTTAAGATTCCAAAAGCATTTTTAGGATACGATGAAAGTTTAAGTGGTAAAGCTACGTTAGCGGCTGAAGATATTCGTTTTGCTAGAACGATTCAACGTATACAGAGAATTATTGTAAGTGAATTAAATAAGATTGCCTTAATTCATTTATACAGTCAAGGATATCGCGATGAATCACTTGTTGATTTTACGTTAGAGTTGACCAATCCATCTACTATTTTTGAAAAAGAAAAAATAGATGTTTGGAAGAGTAAAGTTGAAGTATCTAAAGACATGCAAGAAAATAAGTTTTTTAGCAAAAAGTGGATTTATGAAAACGTGTTTGGTTTAAGTGATCAAAACATGATAGAGTTACAAAAACAATTAGTCGATGATGCTAAAGGTACTTATAGATTTAAGCAAATTGAAGACGAAGGTAATGATCCGGCGATTAAGTTTTTGCAATCAAGTGAAGAAAAAACGGATGGAGAAGGTGGAGGAGATGAACCTCCCTCTGACAGTGGATTACCCACAGGAGATTCCGATATAAATTCAGAACTATCAGGTAATAAAAAAGAAGAACCCCAAAAAGAACCAACTAAAGAACCATCTAAAGAACCATCTAAAGAACCAACTGGAGCTGCGGGGTCAACTCCTCCAAAATTGTCCGAAAGAGATCAAAGTGGTAGAAAAGATGCTCGTAAATATCGGTTTGGAGAGGATCCCTTGGGTACGCTAGAAAATAACAGACGAAGTGATCTATCAGTAACACACAAATATAAAAACAAATCTCCATTATCATTGGAATCGTTGTCAGGACTTAATGATATGTTAAATACAGTTGATCAAGAAAAACAAATTTTAAGAGAGGGAAACGAAAAATCCTTTATGGATGAAAGAAATATAAAAGAATAAATACAAATACTATATATTTAAATAGTTCTTATATATTTATAAATAATATTAATATTATGCATAAGAAAGCAAAACATTCAAAATTTAAGAATGCTGGAATATTGTTTGAACTTCTTACGCGTCAAATTACTGCAGATATTTTGGCGGGTAGAGATGAATCATTTACTAAAAATTTAATGTTTAAATACTTTCACGAAAGTAAAGAGCTTGGTAAAGAAGCACAGTTATACAATTTTGTTTTGCATCAAACCAGCAAAGATACCACATCCGCAGATCGTATTTTAAATGTTGTTTTACAAACACGTTCAAAATTAGATGAACGTGAATTGAACAAACAAAAATATAACGTAATCAAAGAAATAAAAGAAAAGTACAATATTGATGAATTTTTGAAGAACAAGATTCCCAATTATAAATTATACGCTTCTATTTATAAACTATTTGAAAATCAAGTAGAATGTGAAGTTAAGTTTGATATAAAAGAGTTAGTCGAGTCCAGAGAATATATCGTTGAAAATTTAACTAAAGAAAAAAAGAATAGTGAAGAAAGTTTGGATGTTTATGGAAGTCAGAGTGCAGAAGTAAGATTGTTAGCATATAAATTCTTGATTGAAAATTTTAACACTAAGTATAGTAATTTGTTACCTTCACAAAAGAAACTACTTAAAGAATACATTACAAATATTAGTAATTCAAGTAAATTTACTAAATTTGTAAATGAAGAGTATAAAAGAATAAGCATTTTATTGAAAGAAAATTTACAAACTGTAAATTCCGATGTGGTTAAAATTAAAATAACAGAAGTTGTTAATCAGTTTTCAAATAAAAACGTTGCGGGTGTGGTAAAAGAAAATCAGTTAACTTCATTGTTGAATGCATACGAATTAGTTGAAGAACTTGAAAAGTTAAAGAATGAAGGTACATCTAAAAAAGAAAATTAAAGAACTTTTACATAAGTTAAAAGTTAAAAACGAAGCTAGTATGACTGGTACGGCTCCTGTAGCATCGGGTCCTGTTGCGGTAGGAGGAGATGCTGCTAGAACGCCATTTGCATTTTCAAAAAGAGGCACTCGTCCTTCAACTTATAATCAATTGGGTTATAAATTAGCAAAAAATATTAAAAAGAGTCCAAATTTTAAATTAGAAAATCAAGTTTATAGTCAACCTTCATATACAACACCATCTTTTAATATAGAACCAACCAATACATATTTTGACAAGAATGGATTGGTGCAACACAACGATCCCAACATTGATCCAAATTTAATAGGATATAAACAAGGCAATCTGCCTGTAACCGAAGGTTTTAATGGATTGAAATACGAACAAGAAGGACAAAAACCTTTACAACAAAACGTTAAACAGTCTTTACCAACCAATTCAGTTCAACCACTCAAACAACAATCTGTTACACCACCCACACAATCGGCTGTTCAACCGTCGGTTAATATTAAAAATTATGATGTTTTACCAGATTTCACGTCGTTTGATACCAAATTAAAAAGTAGCACAGAATCTTTAAAAAACAATTTACAAAAAACTATTCAAGATAAAATTTTGGGTAAAAAAATAGTGGTAAGAGCTAGCAAAGGATATAAGCAACCAGAAACAGATTATACAATAAATGTTACAGGTGTAGCAATAGATTACTACTATGATAGATATGTTATTATTATAATAGGACGTGAAGAAAATAAACAAAAGGTTGCTAAGTTTTTCATTAAACCCGGATTTTCAATAAAAATATTAGGCACAGCGGAGCTTAAACCTAAAGATAAATATCAGGTAGCTAAGTCTCAGGCATTGGTAAGTCCACAACAATCGGCTACACCAACAAATACGGTGACTTCCGATGAAGAAGAAGCTTCAAAAACACCAGACGAAACTTCTTCTAAGAATCAACAACAATCTCCTACACAAGTAAAAGTATAATATGAAACAAGTATTAATAGACGTATTACCATTTGAGTTTAAAAAATCGTCATTGAATGAATCTTATTCAGATGGAAAAATGGTAGTGACAGGCGTTCTTCAACGTGCTGATGCAAAAAATCAAAATGGTAGAGTATATCCATCCGAAATTTTAAAAAGAGAATCGGAGAAATACATGGACAATTTCGTAAAACAACGTCGTGCCATGGGTGAATTAGACCACCCCGAATCTTCCGTTGTAAATTTGAAAAACGTTAGTCATAATATTATTGACATGGGATGGGACGGTAAAGATTTGATGGGTACGGTTGAAATTTTACCAACTCCAAGTGGTAATATTTTGAAAGATCTTCTTAAGGCTGGTATTTTGTTGGGAATTAGTAGCCGGGGACTGGGATCTGTTAAAAAAGATATGAGAGAAAACGCAGATGTTGTACAAGACGATTTTGATTTAATAGCGTTTGATTTTGTTAGCAATCCAAGTACACAAGGAGCGTTTATGTATCCACAAGGAAAAATAAATGAAAGTGTCGATCAATCAAAAACAATTATTAATCCTTACAGTAACGTTGAAAGAATTATCCACAACATTCTATCAGAACTATAATATTTATAAAGTATGAAATTAAAACATTTACTAGAAAATTCGACTGAACACGCATATACTCCACTTACCGTATATGAAAAGAAAAATATGGTTGAAACTATCAAGGCTTATAATCAATATCGCAAAGGATTAAAAGCTGAGGGAGTATATGCTACCGCTCAAAAAATAATGGAGGCCGTTAACTTGGCCGAACGTTATGCTTTAAAAGAATGTGGCGATTGGATGGAAGCTAAGATGGTGGAACGTGACATGAAAGAAATCAAACGTGATGCCGCTAAAATGTACGAAGAAGCACAAAAAATGAAATCCATTGAAAAACAACTAGAAATGTTGTATGAAGAAGTTGGTCGTCGTTTGGAAAGATATTTTGAAATTGCG